TAATATTATATATTTAAAAATGAGTACTAAGAGTACTAGTATAGCGAGTGAGGCGAGTATTGAGAATATTAATATTACACATTTAGTTTTATCGGGGGGTGGTATGCGTGGTGTTATATTTGTGGGGGCTCTTAGATACTTATATTTAAATAATATGCATAAGAATATAAAACATATTGCAGGGTGTTCAATAGGTTCTTTAATAGGTTTTATGTTTGCCCTTAAATTAACTATTTATGAGATGGAAGAGGTATTATATAATTGTATGAAAGATAATGAGTTATGTTTTTTATCTATTAAAAAGTACATAAGATTAATTACAGAACTTGGTTTATTTGATACAGAGGTAATGATTAAGCATTTAAAAATTATAGTAAAGAGGAAATATGCAGATAGGTGTAAAGGCGCGAAGGATACGGAAGAGCCCGATGAGTATAATGCGGATGATATATCAGATACTATTACATTCTCGCAATTATCTAAAATTTTCGGAGTAAATATGTATATATCTTGTACGAATATAAATACTTGTGAAAATGAGATTTTTTCTATTGAGAAAACGCCCGATGTCTGTGTATATAAGGCTTGTTGCGCCTCAATGTCTATACCATTATTGTTTAAGCCGATAAATATAGGAGATTATCATTATTATGACGGGGGATTAACTAACAATTTTCCTATAAAAATATTTGCCGATGTGCCACGAGAGAATATAATAGGTATGCTTTTGTATAAAGATAATGAAAATACAGAGCATATTCCTGTAAAAACTATAAATTTTATATATATTGTAAAGCAGTTGATGACGATATTAAATATTCTAAGAGTAAAAGAGGTTTTATTAAAGCAGATTCAAGATAGCAAATATACTAATTATTATCGCCCTCAAAATCTCGTTTTAAAAAGCGGAATGAATATAATATTCGCGAGGAAGGGAATGCGATTACATATAACTAAAAAGGAGATTGACGAAATGGTATTTGTCGGCTTTGAAACAATGACTGAATATATTGACGAATTGTCAGCAAAATATACAGCTGATGCTAATGCGCGCATTGATGCGATTAGTCTTTGATTAATATTTTTTTATTGATGTAATAGGGGTTTTTATTAATAACCGTGGCATTTGCAGGTAATTTGGTGATAAATATTTTGTCGGGGGCTTTTAATAATATTGGCAGAATTGTATCAATAGTTAATTTTTCTAAATATATGCTATTATTTTCATAGCTACTACTATAGCTGCCACTTCCGCTACTTGAACGACGACTATTATTAATAGCTTTTCTAAATGTTTTGACATATTCGCCGATTTCATCAGATGGCAGATTGTTATCTATAGATATCCAGGAACGCGGTTCTATCTTTTTATTTCTAAAAGCATTTATCAATCTTTTATAGTCATCGTCAATAAGGGATTTTTTGACAGATTTGATTTTTTCGGCAAAACCGAAATCATAAATATACATAACGTATTCGCAGGATTTTAGATAATAATTTTTACCATAAATATTATAGTGATGATAGCTATTTTTGGTAACATTATAATTCATATGATATAGAAAATTTCCCCAATGACAATCGCCGTGAATAAATCCGAGATGATGAAATGTAGATATAGATAACATTATTTGGATAAATACATTATATAACACGCTGTTATTTTTGAGGAATATTTTACTATTACAGAGCTGTTTCAAATCGCCTCGGGCGAGCTCATTTAATAAAATATAGTATTTCTTATTTAGAACGATATCTGGTAAGTTTTTATTGGATATTTTGTCGCAGATAATAACTTTGTAAGTTAGAATGAAATGTCTTGATATCATATTTTTAATAACTTTATCGGTTATTTTCAAGTTAATCTGTGCTTCAAACAGATTAACGCGGTTATTAATCATAATTTTTGAAGCAATAGGATATTTGCCGAATTCATTTTTAATAGATGCTATATAAATATACCCGTATTTGCTAATAGAACCGAACTTTTTTGTAAGAAATACCTTATTATTGATATTGTATCCGCGAACATCTTCATTTTTTTTAGAATTGATAGAGTATTCTTTTAGACACTGTTTATTATTTATATCTTTTAATTTGTTCGTTATATGCTTATAATAGAATATTCTTTTGTCTATATTATATTTGAGCGTTTTATCCTTAAAATATTTAAGTAATGCATCGGGAACTTTAATATCTATTTCTTTACTGTTATTCATATCAATATATTTGTTATTAATTGTATTTGAGAAATGGCTATATGCGGACATATTTTTAGTGTTAAATAAATGGGATTCTGCCATTATCTTATATATCTTCTATTTATAAAGCAATATTCTAATATAATATTATAATAGATTTAATGAATAACAAAGAAGAAAAGAGGGGCAGAGCTGAGCCGTATATATTTATAATAGATTTGGATGGAACTATAATAGGTGATTGTAATTATCAATGTGATTTGTATAATATTATTGAATTGGTAAAAAAATATAAGATGAAGGGGTTAAATAAATATACGGCGCTATGTAATAAATATTTGAATGAAAGTTATTCTGAGAAATCTCTATTAGTGAGACCGCATTTTTTCACATTTATTAATGCTATGAAAAAGCTGTATCCATCAAGCTATTTTTATATTTATACGGCTTCTGAGAAAAAATGGGCGAATAAAGAGATAGCTATAATAGAGAAGCATAATAATTTTAAGTTTGACAGGCCACTATTAACGCGCGATAATTGTATTATGGATAAATACGGGGATATAAAGAAATCCATTGCCAAGATACTACCTTTAATTAGCAAGACCATAAAGATACCAAATAATTATGATATTGGCAAGAGATTATTAATAATAGATAATAACCCGACATTTATAGATTATACAGATAATTTATTGATATGTCCCTCGTATAATTATATGAAATTTTATGATTTGCGACAGACTTTGCCTAACTATAATAAATGCGAGGAGTTGAAAAGCTATATTAGCAGATTAATAAGAGAACAGAGACTTAGTAAGATATCAAAGAGGTCTGAAAACTTAGAGAAGACATACAAATGGCTATATAAAAAATGTAAGAAAATTAATAAATACAATTCTAAATATGAGGGAGATACATTTTGGAAGGACCTTTCCGTGCTTATAAAGCATTACACTATTACTTCATATAGCCCTAAAATAATAACCGAAATCCAAAAAACTATCACAAAAAAATAGAATCCTAAGCATAGACCTAAAATGTATCTAAAATGTTATGACAAGTTAGCAAATAAGGATATGATGATATAATAATGATATTAGAATTATGATATATGTTAGTTTTGATATCGGGGTTAAGAATCTTGCCTTATGTATATTAAGAAAGACTGAGATATTGGAGATATTGGAATGGCGTATCATAGAATTGGCTTCGTCTAAGAAGGAGATTAAAGGGATTGATGATATATCTGAAAGAATATATATTGAGATGGATAATATTATTGGTGGGTTAAAAAATACGGGCATTAATATGATAGATTATGTATTGATAGAGAATCAGCCTTCTAATTTAAACGGCATTATGAAAACTATCCAGCATATAATCTACGGTTATTTTAGTTTAATTAAATATTGGGACAAGGAGGTCGGTAATGTTGTCCTTGTCAATGCCTCTTTAAAAACTAAGAACCACATCTATGTTATAAATATGGAAGCGAATGCCTGTAAGGGAGAGGGCGGAGAGGCGAGGAATAAGAAGGGATTTAGGAGGGATAAATATAAGAATAATAAGATGCTGAGTATTGAGTTGTGTCGCGAATATATTAGTGATAACGAGGAATTAAAGAAGATATTTAATGAAAACAAGAAAAAGGATGATTTGAGTGATGCGTGTTTGCAAGCTGTATCCTATATTAGAAGTAATACGAAGGGAGATATTACAAATAAATATAATAAATTATATAGTAGTTATATATGCTGTAATGAAAATAATGAAAAGGAAAAAGCGTCCTAAAATATTAGTAATAATGATGTATAGTAATCGCGTGTTGAATAATATAAGAAAGATGCGTTTTAAAAAATCTATAAGAAATGCAAGATTATGTTTTAGAGATTGGTACGATGAAGAAGGTATAGCAAAATTATTGAATAATTTGGAAGATAAATTGGATGCTATTATAGTATCTGGTTCTGATTATCGCATAGTTGATAGAAGGTCTCCGAAGGTTCCAGAGATAATATTTAAACACGCTAAAAAAATACATATTTTGGCAATTTGTTACGGAATGCAATACATTGCTGTAAGATTCGGGAAGTTCTCAAATGTGAGAACGAGAGATGCAGGATATATTAGAAACTATGATAGACCTTTAAAAATAAGGTATCCTTTTGATATTGTAAAGACTAGATATAGGTATAATCATAATGATATTGTTATCAAAGTAGGTAATAATATTAAGACTGTAATGAAAAGAAAAGATATGATAGATATATTATATCATAAGAAGAAGGATATATTGGGGGTACAATTTCACCCTGAATATTATGTAAAATCTGGAAAATTATTTTTTGGCACTTGGTTATCGTGGCTATCTCGTAGAAATAGCTAATGCTAATATACGGAAACTTATTTTTGTAAGAATGTTAGAATGCGTATTAATAAACATTTAAAAATTATAATAGATATATAAACATTTGATACCCAAATAAATATATAATATGGCTTTACTATCAAATTTTAATAATAGAAATGATGATTTAATTGAATTGAATAGAGAAAGTTTCAATAAGAAACCTTTTAGTTTTAATATACCAGGAGGTGGTGGCAAGCAGTCAAATATAGCTATTAACGAAGAATTGTTTAATAGGAAAAAAATAAGCGATGATGTTATATCAATGTCTTCTGGCGGTTCTTCGCGCGGAAGTTCGTCGGGTGGTAAAAAGAACTATATGAAAAATATCGGCAACATATATCGCAATAAAGATAGAATTGGCAGAGGTTCGCGAATAGAAAGCGAGAGCGATAGTGATGAGAGTAAAAAGAGTTCAAGTCGCGGCAAGATTAAGAAAATATATGATGATAATATTAGCGAAGCCAGCGGAGGCAGCGATGAAAGTAGCGGAAGCAGTGTAGGAAGCGATGGAAGCGATGGAAGCGACGGAAGCGACGGAAGCGATGGAAGCGATGGAAGCGATGGTGGCGATGGTGGCGGTGGTGGCGGTGGTGGCGGTGGTGGCGGTGGAAGCGGTGGCAGTAAAAATAAGAATAAGTTTTTGAGCCCTAAGGAAATAATAAAGAACGAGATAAATGAAAAGAGAGAGATAATATATCAGCTTGACAGAATGGAATCTAAGGGATTTAAGATACCCTTCAAATTCAATATGAACTCTGATATTGAAGAGATGAGAACCGAATACAATAGGCTTATTAGAGAAAAGGAATTGGATGGAAGCGTAAGATTTCAGCAAAAAATGTTGATGGCATTTATCTCGGGAACTGAATATATTAATGGGAGATATGACCCGTTTTCTATTAAGCTGGATGGGTGGTCAGAGCAGGTAAATGAAAATATAAATGATTACGATGATATTTTTGAGGAATTGCATTATAAATACAAGGCAACGGGCAAGAAGATGGCGCCCGAATTGAGGCTCTTTATATCACTGTCCGGAAGCGCTTTTATGTTCCATTTAACAAGCAGAATGTTTAAAGAACAACCGCTTCCTGATGTAGAGAATGTTCTCCGTTCTAATCCCGAATTAATGAAGCAGTTTCAAAATGCGGCCGCAAAACAATATGTTATGGGAAATGGTGCTCCACAGCAAATGCCACAAATGTCTCAAAATCGCGGGTCAAGCAACGATAATATGGGGTTATTCAATATGGTAAGTAATCTATTTGGTTCTCTAAATAGCGACCCTGTACCTTCAAATATGCCGGCATATGCACAAAATATGAACGCACAAACCAGAGGTATGGCATCACAGTCTAACGATAAAAAGCAATATGAAGATATTGATAATATAATTAAGAACGTTCATAGCAAGATATCAACCGATGATAGCGATAATAATATAGAGACTCTTTCAGTTAGCGATGAAGAGATTACTTCAATTATAGAGGATACGGCGGATATCCAGATATTAAAAGGGCGAGGAAGACCTAAGAAGGGAACGCGCACATTAAATATATAAAATACAAAGGATATACGAGATACATACGACTATTATGAAAATAACTATTTTTTAACATATTATATGATATATGAATAAAAATAAAGGTTAAATTGTAAAATAGATAGCTATTTGTTATTTATCTATTTTTTCTAAGATTGGTTATTTTTTTAGCGGATTTATTAACAAAGCTGCCGACTTCTTTAACGGATCTAACGATTCTATCAGGGGTGCTGCGTAGAGATTTCATCGGGTTGCGGATAGTGTCTTCCACTTCCTCTTCAAATACTTCTATCTTGGATAATAGGCTGCTTAGTGTGCTTAATAGGATAGGGATGATAATTATGGTGAATAGGAGGGTCAAGAAGAGGAAGAGAGATATCATTGTACCTATGGAGATGATATCGCGGCTTAAATCCTCGGAGCATTTGCATTTCTCGTTGGTTAAATATCTAACATAATCAAAGGCGTAGTATATGTATACGACGAACATTAAGAAGAATACGAAGGTAGCAATTGATAATAATTGGACTACGACGAATCCCATACTTTTAGCGATAGATTTAAGCGATATAACAGAAGTTATTATGAAATAACCGAGGGCTATTACTGTGAAGTTCTTGATAAAATCCTTGTTAGGGTGTTCCGAACATTCACACCCCATATTCTCCAGTTTGTAAATATAACTGAGGATTATTAACAATAATATAGCAAAAATTGCTTGGATTATGGCACTACTATAAAAAGATAAGTTATTTTCACTCTCTTTCATTGTACTATTTCTTACTCTATACTATTATATAGAAATAATTTTTTTATAATTCAATAATATTATAAATAAAAAACTTAGTAGAATTATCCAAGTTTTTAATATTTATATTTTTAATTTTATCTATTATACAATTATATTTAGCGATAGCCAAGATTTTATATAATTGTTCCAGTAAAATATCCGGAATATATTTATAGATATCGGTATTATATACAATACTAACCACGTAATCTGCGATATTATTTAGCAATATTAGCAGTTCTTCGCGTTTATATTTAATCCATATCTTATTAATATTATTTATCCCACGCTTCCATTTGGTATATTCGCAATACATATCGTATTCGTCGTTCAATACCAGAAGATTGTTTTCGTATATATATTTCGGCGGATCCCATTCCTTATTGTTTATGTAATTATTCCAGAGTTTATCAATCATCGCACATACATATTCCTTGTCAAATAGAGCGAGTATATTGCTATACAGTTCGTCTCCGCTCGTTTTAATATAATTCCATATAATCATAAAAATATCGTCCTTGATATCATTATTATCATTTACAGCGATAATTTCCTTAATTTTCTCGTAGATACTGTCCCTGTTTTTAATACTTAGTTTATTTAAATTACCTATCAAACACCTTTTCAGCTCGGATTTCTTTGTAAAGTCGGGTATTATGATGTGAAATCTTGATTTAACCTTAGGTTTATTATACTTCTCTTTATTATTATATATTTTTTTTGCCCATATCATTTTAGGGTCATAATAAGAGTTGAAACACGAATATGTATTTTTAATATCTAAGGCTTTATCCAAAATATTGCGTGGTACATCTACTGAATTATAGATATCTCTAAATTGTTCTATACTAATCTTGATGATTTGTTCGTCCATTATAATTAGTTATAATGAATAATCTTATATATTGATTACATAACATAATTATAATATTCGATATATCACAGTATCTAATAAAAATAAATTATCACATCAAAATATATAATTATAATATTATAAGTTCACTTGCGCGTTTTTTTATTATCTAGATTTTTCCCTCTTCGTTTACGTAAACCATATGTATTTGACGCAGACGAGGATGTTCTTGTTGCGGGCGATAATGCTCTTGACGCAGACAAGAATGCTGTTGTCGCAGACGAGAATGCTGTTGTCGCAGACGAGGATGCTCTTGACGCAGACGAGGATGCTTTCTTAACACTTTCCAGCTCATTTTTCATTACTGTAATACTCATACGAATGGCGGCAGCTTCATTCTTCATATTTTTAATATCAGTGTACAATTTGGATAGATCATTTTTTATTGGTTCCGGTACATCGTACGATCCTGGCCTACTACTCCTGGCGGGGTATAATTCAAGTTATAAACACGACTTTCCCATTAATTTTGCTTTTCTTTAATACGCTTCTCAATGTCTTTAACTTTCTTATCCATCTCTTCAATATCAGAGCGCAATTCTTCTTGACTTCCACGATTCATATTCTAATATATTATAAGAATTTTTTAGTTATTTTTTGAAATGGATAATATACATAAGGCAAAAACAATAATAGTTAATAAAGTATTAATGACACATGAGATAATTAATAGATTAGAGGAGCTATATTCAAACTATCTTGTATATAGAACTATAATTATTTGCGATGAACTCGTCTCCTTCCAGGGCCACTTGCAGGGCCCGTACTTCTATGTATAGGGCCAATTATATCGCCATTACTGTTCGCTCTGAAACTTGAACCAGTACGTCCCCATAAATGAGGCGGGGGGGGTGGTTCCGCAGGTTTGAATGCTCTTGCTCGTGGTGGCGAGTAATAATCTAAAAAATTTTTGTTTGAACCATCGACGGCGAGTCTTTGAACTTCTCTTTTTGACTCAGGGCTGAGTGCTGAATAAGTCAAATTAAACCATTCTTTTTCTTCTGAATTCCTAAACTTATTAGACCACCATAGTTGTGCTAACTTTTTTATTATTTTTAAATCAGCCCTACTATATTTTGTTCTTGCTGTTCTTTCTGTTACAGCAGACGAGGATGATCCTGACGCAGACGAGGATGATCCTGACGCAGACGAGGATTTTGCCGAGGATGCTCTTCTTGCAGCAGACGAGGATGATCCTGACGAGGATTTTGCCGAGGATTCTCTTTTTGCAGCGGGCGAGGATTCTCTTTTTGCAGCGGGCGGGGATGCTCTTCTTGCAGCGGGCGGGGATGCTCTTCTTGCAGCGTAATAAGCATTTTTAACGGCACTTTTTTTTAGTTATTTTTTGAAATGGATAATATACATAAGGCAAAAACAATAATAGTTAATAAAGTATTAATGACGCGCGAGATAATTAATAGATTAGAGGAGCTATATTCAAACTATCTTGTATATAGAACTATAATTGTGTGCGATGATAATAGTCTTGACAAGTATGTCAATATACTTAGAGAGAATAATTATGATTGCTATGTGTTAAAAGATTATGACGCTGCGATAAATTATGATTCTCTGGATGTAAGGATATTTTTAATAGAGAAGGGGTATTTTATCAAGTTTATCAAGGGGTATATTGATAATAAGATTAGCGCAAATGCGGATACGGATACAGAGACAGATATGCATAGATATGGGGCGTATTTTTATAATTCAATTATAATACAATTTGATAATGATAATGATAATGACTATGATATCATAGGAGAAACCGAGAGAATAAAGAGAGAATACAAGGAAATATCTAATAATTATGATATTATTATCTAATAATAATTTAGAAGATTATACAAGTAGGATATTAATATGGCTGCAAAAAAGAGTTTTTTCGGAAGCGATATATTTATTATGATTTCAATAATATTATTTTTATTATTGGCTATTGCCGTTTTATTCGCATATAATAAAAATAAAATAATGGAGACTTTTATGGGCGAATCGGCTGATAAAAAATACAGGATGGAGTATTATTATATGGACGGCTGCGGACACTGTGAGGATTTCAGTAAATCTGGAGTATGGGACAAGCTTAATGGAGAATATGGGAATAAATTAGACTTTAAAAAGTATAATATGAAGGATTGCAAGGATAGAATAGATAAATATGAAATCTCTGGATATCCCACTATTATAATAATAGATAAGAGAGAATCAGAAAAAAAGTTAGAGGAATACAATGATGACAGAAGATATGAGAAAATGAAGGTATTTGTAGGAAAATACGCCGATATGTAGGCATCCGTAGGTATCCGCAGGTATTCGCAGGTATTCGCAGGTATTCGCAGGTATCCGTAGGTATTCGCAGGTATTCGCAGGTATTCGCAGGTATCCGCAGGTATTCGCAGGTATTCGCAGGTATTCGCAGGTATTCGCAGGTATCCGTAGGAGGTATCCTGAAAAATAAGAGTATATAAGCCTATTAATAAAACTTTAATATAATAAAGGGTATAAATAAAAATGGGAGGCGGATTGATGCAATTAGTTTTGAAGGGTAATATGAGCGAATATATTACCTTAAATCCGCATATTAATTATTATAAATATGTTCTCAAAAAACATACTAATTTTTCTATGGATACTATTGTTATTACTTCTACCGGCGATAGCAATATTGGTTTTAAAACATCCACTTCTGAATTGCGCATTAATTTTAAAATAAAGCGTTATGCAGATTTATTATCGGGTATGTTTTTGACATTCAAAATTCCCGATATATACTCGGATAATATATATAAGTTCAGGTGGGTCAATAATTTGGGTTTCAATTATATTAAGGAAGCGCGTCTTAAAATAGGGGTTGTTAATATAGAGACACTATATGGCGAATGGATGAATATATGGAATGAACTCACGAGTAAAGATAATATTGAATATAATAAGTTGATAGGGAATATAGATGAATATACGGCGCCTTTCAATTTCGTGCCAAAATATCGTGTGTTAAATAACAGGCTTTATAATGTTACTTATCCTGTATCAAGTTTCGCAAAAACTCCTCAAACACCGAGTATTAAAAAGAGAAAAATACAGGTTCCGCTCAATTTCTGGTTTACCAAGAATCCCTCGCTTGCGCTTCCGTTATTAAAATTAGAGAATAACGAGGTTGAATTAGATATTTATATTAACGATAATGCTTTTGAGGGATTATATCAGGTATGGAGTAATATATTGAATACCTATGTGAGTCCGCTAATGTATAATACTACACACCTCCCGGCAGTACCTATATCTATTGCGACATTCGTCAAGCCAAGCGATGTCAATTTTGATGTTAATAATGAGCTATTATGTACCTATGTATATTTAGATAGTGCAGAAAGAAGTAGTTTGCTATTGAATACTAACCAGATTAATTATATTATTAATACTGTTAAGAAAACGCAGGCAATTGCATTGAATGCCAATCATACGCTAATAGATATAACAAATGCCAATCATCACATTAAGGAGATTATATGGATTACGCGAAGAAGCGATTCTGTCAAAAACTTCAATAATTATACAAATTACACGGGGTCTCACGAATATAGCGAGGGTCTTGGAATATTAGATAAGGCGTCAATATTATGGAACAGAGAAATAACACGTGCTGATTATGACGCTACTTATTATAATCACATAGAGCCTCATAAATATCATACGAATATACCGAGAACGGGGATATATTGCTATTCATTCGCTTTATTTCCTGAAAAACAGATAAGCTCAGGTTCTTATGATAATACGCAAATTACTACCTCGTTATCTGTGAATGTAAATACGGAGGTTAAGGATGATGACAAATATACATATATCACTAAAATATATACTGATATATTAAATAGAGTCTATCCGGTCAATTTTGAAATTACTATATATGTTATGGAAATAAATGTCCTCACAGTCCTTAATGGCGGTGCTGGCTTAAAGTTCAGCTAAGCTAAGCTAAGAGACCATCGGCTATCAATTATTTTTATATTCTTTGATATAATTAAAGTATTATGGATTTATTTGTTTTGATAATAATAATAGTATTTGTATTTATAATAAAATATTTAATAGATACTATTAACTCTCTCAATGGAGAGATAAGAGAAATAAAAGAAAAATGTATAATCGGCAGCAAGGCCTCAGGAGCCGGGGGAACCAGAGGAGCATCTGGGGCGGGAGCGACCGGGATAACATTTACAAAAAACACCAAAAAACCTTCTGATAATGTTAATAATGAGTTAATAAAGACACTAGTATATTTCAAAGATTACTTTGATAATAACAAATAGAGCTGTAAATACATATAAATAATATAAGCGTTTATAATTAAATGCCGAGAAAAAGTAAAAACAGCGATGTTAAATCTACAATAGATAAGAAGAAAGGCTTAATGAATACTATTGTAAAAGACGTTGTAGTTGTGGAAAATGAGGATATTATATTGCAGTTGCCGATATCTGATAATGATATAAATAAAATAAGTATTACTGATGAATTACACGAAGCCCCGACGCCATATGAGCCGAACTGTTGTTATATAAATGAGACTAACTTTTATAATACGATTCAGGATAATTTGATTAAGGATGATAATGATAGAGATAGAGATACTAATATAGATTATAATGATAATATTATTAAATCTTCAAATAATTGCTATTGGTGTTGCCACTCTATTAAAGACAGGATATATGGGATGCCTTATAAATATAATATTACTACAAATACTTATATATTGTTCGGGAACTTTTGTTCGCTAGAATGTGCAAATGCATATAACTTCTCTTCACATTGTGGGAGCGACAAAGTATGGGAGATAAATAGCTTGATACAGATGTTGAGCAAACATTTTGGATGCACTCGCCCGATACGCCCCGCACCTTCAAGATTTTTGCTGGATATCTTTAATGGTCCTATGAATATTGAGGAATTTCGCAAAGGTCATCATTCAAATGAAAAAACGCACCTATTAAATTTGCCACCTATGATAGCCACTACATACAATTACGAAATTGTAAATACATCCTATCTCAAAAACATTACAGATAATATGAATAATAAAATTGAGGCAAAAAAAAACAAAAAATGATATAAGAACATTGATACAATAAATATTGTGAATTACCCAAATTACTATTGCTATTAAGAATGACTAGTCTTGATAATAATTGCTGTGTTTCTGTTGTGTCGTCGGCTACGGCTACGGCGAAAGCCGAGGATATAAACTTTTCGCATTATAGAGTTTCTACTATAACTTGTAATGCGAATATTGGCGAGGATATTAATTTAAACTTGAAGATGCTGTTTGAAAATATTGTAATAATAGATAAGGATGATACAGACGGGATTGTATGGGCACAATATATGAAGGATGGCGAGGATTTAAATCGCGGGACATATCCCAAGAAGAGGAGGAATAGTAAAAAAAATAAGATGAAGAAAAATAGGTTTGATAACCAGGTTACAATTATATACAAGAACGATAAATATATGCCAAATGTAAAAATATTTAAGAATGGCAATATTCAAATAACTGGAATAAAGGTCGTTGAGGATACTGTCATTATTGTCAATCATATTATTGCGAATATCAGGAATATCTATGATGATATTAGTAAGGACATTATAAATAACCGCGATGATAATTATGAATTGAAATTGAAATATCAGAACTTCAAGATTCGGATGATTAACACGGATTTCAAGGTATATTGCGACGATTCTCTTGCGGTTCCATTCGGCTTAAAGAGACGCGAGATACACAATTTATTTATCAGCGATATATATAATAACAAGTGTTCGTTTCAACCTGGAATATATCAAGGGGTTAAGCTAGAATATTTCTGGAATAAATGCAATGAAAAAAAGAATGGTATTTGTTATTGCCCTAAGAAATGCTATGGAAAAGGAAAGGGAGAAAAAGTCGGTGATTGTAAAAAGGTTACCGGGGCTTTGTTTGAGAGTGGGAGCATCTTAATTACAGGTGGCGTATCTTTTGAACAAGTAGATGAGGTATATAAGTATATCTGTACTTTCTTGATTAAACACAAAGATACTATTAAGAAAATCCAACCAACCAATCTTGTAGCTCAAGATATCGCTGCGTAAGCTTCGCAAGCTTCTATATTATATCTGTTGTATGACAGCTGAAATTGTAATTATCATTACAGTTGGCTGATGTATATTTTTTATATTTATCTGTATTTATGTGATTATTTCCAGGTCTATTATACGAGGGTATGTGATGGCTTGCATAAAAATGCGAGGCATACACGACAGCATCAGGTTCAGCAGGAGGCATTTTATAACTATTACCCCAGGGTTTTTTGTCAAATAAGACATCGCCAGTATATAATCCGGCATTTTTTGGCCGAGGAGGGACGGGAACATTATGGTTATAATCTAATTCAGCATATTCTAATTCTTTTTTCATTATTCTATATATAAAATAGATATTATTATATAAAGATAAAATTGATAATTAATTTAAAATAGTATGAGTACTGAAAGTACTGAAAGAAAAAGGAGAAAGGTTGCTGATTTTGTTAAAGATGGTATGGAAACTGCTGATATAAAAGCGATGGTTCAAGATATTGTATTGTATATGACAGAGAACAAGGCAAAACATTCATCCCACACGGAGCTATTGAATGAAATGAAAAAATCAATTGAGGGTATCTTGTTTTTTGAAGAGAGATATCCTATGTTATATGCTATGGTTACGAAAGAGGAGGGATTTGAATATAGTAGCCTTGAATATTTTTTAGAGATGCGAGAGAAAATTGTAAATAACCAATTAACATCAGAACAGGCGTCAAAAGTAGTAGGCCAAGTATGGTTTGATAAGTACTATAAAAAACCGGATGGCGAAAAATAGCAAGTTCTAAAACATAATCAATCAATTCATTAATTTTTCTAGCTTCTTCCATAATAGATATAAAATAAGCTACAAATACAATCTGAAAGTTTCTATATTATAGATATTAGATATTTTTATATATTTTAACGAATATAATAATTTTATCTATTAAAACTTCTAAAAATATTTAGATTACCACAGCAATTCTTGAGACACTGGAATATTAATATTTTTTCATTTTAAAATTTGAGTACATCTCTTGAATTATTTTGTAATTTTCAAAAAACTTTTGAAATTTTTGAAAAAAAAGAAAGATGTACTCAAATTTTAAATTTCAATTTTTAGAGAAATCTGGCTTCTTTTTATAGGATTATAGGGTTATAGGATTATAGGATTATAGGGTTATAGGATTATAGGGTTATAGGATTATAGGGTTATAGGATTATAGGATTATGGGAATAAATTTGTTATAATTTGAGATTATTAAGATAAAAATTGACACAAAAATGTATTTAAATTATTACTATCGCAGTCAAAGCAAGCCTAAGCCAAAAGCTAAAGCCCGCCTACAGAACAGCCTATCAAACTTCAAAAGCCTTTCCAAGTTTTATCCAGAAACTCTTTCAGAAGAATGTCCGCCGCTGCTGTCCAGACTATCGGAATGGCCTTCAAGGAGTATATGAAGAATATTCCTGATGAGATTAACACCTCTAAGGATTTGGATGAGCATTTCGCTCAGTTCAAGAAGGATTTCAAGGAGAAGAAGAAGAATAACAAGATTGAGATTGCCGAAAAGAAGAAGGATACCAAGAAGAAGAAGAGGAGCAATCTTGATGAGGATGGTAATGAGAAGCCTAAGAAGCCTCTTACCAAGTATCAGCAGTATATCAGGGACAATCAGCAAAGGATTCGCGAAGAGTTTCCTGAGCTTTCAAATACCGAAAGGTTCTCTAAGCTCGCAGAAGAGTGGAAGGCTTACAAGGCCACTCTCGCGGATACCGCTGATGCTGCGGATGCTGCGGATGCCGACGAGGAAGAAGAGACTGTTGAAGCTCAGGAGACTGAGGAGGTGGAGGAGCCTGTCGTGGAAGAGGCAGTAGTTGAAGAAGATGAGAAGCCTAAGAAGGCCAAGAAGGCCAAGAAGGAGGCTAAGACTGACAAGAAGAAGGATAAGGATTCTGAGTAAATATGCGGATGCGGATGTGGATGCGGATGTGTAAAGGGATATAGATTAGGGTATATATATTTTTATATTTTATTTTTTGGATTTATGCTTGTAATCGCGGGTGTTATTATAAATTTCTAAATAATAATATAGATGATTATAGGGTTGTTTATTGGCTCAGTAATAATTGGGGTTATTATTGGGTTGATTGGTATTGGTGGTGGTATTTTGCTATTGCCTTTATTAGTTTATTATGATTTTTCGTTTCAGCAAGCTGTCGCAATATCTCTTTTCTTAAATACGATACCTAATGCATTACCAGGATTATATCTATATTATCAGCACGGATTTTTGGATTTTAATGCAGCTATTATAGTAGCTGCCGGAAGTATCCTTGGTGGAGTTGCAGGGGCTTATATTGGTACAAATAATTATATAGATGACAGGACATTATATAGAATATATACGGTATTTCTAATAATGACAGCAATATATATGTACTGCTATTATTGTTAGGGCTATTGCCAGAGGGGGGCTATCGCAAAAACAAAAAGATAAAAAATGATAATATTATAAAGTAATAAGATATTCAAGAGAAGATGTCTAATAAATCTAAGAAGGCGCTAGGACAATTCTACACGACAAATAACGAATATATTCTACAAAATATTACAATACCCGATAATATCTTTGATATCATTGAGCCTTTTGCGGGTAATGGCGATCTTATAGCTTTTATAGAAAATGCCGGAAATCTCAAAAATATTAAATATAACATAGAGTGTTATGATATAGAGCCTAAGAAGGATTATATTGTAAAGAGAGATACGATAAATGAGCCACCAGATTATAATAATAAATATGTTATAACAAATCCGCCTTATCTCGCGAGAAATAAAAGTGCTGATAAAAAGTTATTTGATAAATATAATGTCAACGATTTGTACAAGTGTTTTATCAAGAATATTATAAGCAATACTTGCTCGGGCGGGATTATAATAATCCCTTTAAATTTCTGGTCTTCTATTCGTCAGGCGGATATAGAGTTGCGCAAGTTATTTTTAGAAAAATACAAGATTATTATATTGAATATCTTTGAAGAACAAGTGTTTTCTGATACATCTTATACAATCTGCTCCTTCCAATTTGAACTAAAACAAGGTTATTGCGATAATATGATAGATATCACTATATATCCTTCAAAGGCTAATATAATTACTGAGCTAAACTCTAAAAATAACTATATGATTGGTGGCGAAATATATAAATTGCCTCTAAATAGTATTTATACAATTACGCGACTTACTAATAAGAATATTGACAAATATAATACAAATATCGTTGTTAAATGTATAGATGATAATATTACATCACAGATAGGATTATCATATGTAGAAAATAAAGATATATATATAGATAATACACCTAATCAATCGGCGCGGACTTATGCGACGCTAATAATAGAGCCGGCAATAGATGAAGAGAAGCAGAAAAAATTAATCGTTAGCTTCAATAAATACTTGCGGGAACATAGAGAAAAGTATAATTCGCTTTTCCTAACAAATTACAGAGAAAGCAAGGATATAGCAAGAAAGAGAATATCATTTGACCTTGTATATTCAATCGCCGAATATCTATTGGACAGATTAGATAGCACAGAATCTCCCTGATTTTACAATATCTTTATTGAAATCGTATAAGCTTCCTACAAAAATATTATCTTTAATATCATAATATCTTTCTTTGTTCAATAAATAATTAAACTTCCCCATACTTTTATAGCTCGTATCGCCATCAAGAATATTGAAGAATAGTATATCATTATTTTTTGCATATTTAACTAGGTATTCCATTTGACATTTAATAAAATGATACACTTCTCTTAGCGACCGCGTTTGTGAGCCTCCGCTATCACATATAAACTTTAAGTTAAAATAAAGTTTTTTTCCCTCTCTATTTATTACTCCGTCAAAGTTTTCAGTAAAATCAAATCCGTTTTCATTTGTCAAAGGGCATCTGATATTTTTTATTTCTATATTTTCTATATCTAATCTGTCATCTGTCTTTTCTAATTTAATAGAAATTAGTCTTTCTATAATTTCTATTTGATATTTTTCACATTCATTTGATTTCCCATTATTATACCATTTACAATTTTTGCGCCAATTTTTTGTTTGATAGCACGACTGAACTATTTCATAATCAGATTCTGATTCTTCTTGGCAAATAACTGACATAGTGATATTTTACTCTTACTCTTTATTTTTGTACAGCTGTCAATTTTTCATCATATTTTTATAAAAATTGATATAAGCAATTAAATATATATATTTTTTAACAAAGTATTATTATGAGCAGTGATATGCCATTGTCCAATGTCCCCCCTACCAATCTTACTCAATTAATTGAAAAAACTTACAGTAATTACGATGGCAATACTACTTATGCAAATACGCTGATTAATACGCTGAAAAAATATCATTTCTGGCCGAATATCAAGGTTAAGAAGTTCAAAGATAACGAGGATATTGTTCTCCTTCACACTAATTACAAGATGAGTGATATTTGCGAATATAAGGAGCTTTATGAGCAGTGTCGGAGTATTGTATTGGATTTTACTCTCTCTTGTAATAATAATGTTGTCGTTACGTATGCAAATTCTATTCCGCGTAGAATCGGGTATGAGGAATATATTTCGGCGAATTACAGCGATACCGACAGATGTTATGAGGCTTATGATGGAACTATTATTACTGTTTATAATTATAAGAATCAGTGGTATTTCGGGACATCCAGTTGTCCTGACGCGAATAGTTCAAAGTTCTCGCATCCTACGAAATCGCACGGTAAGATGTTTGACGAGGTACTATATGGATTTTATAGTAAATCTCCGGAAACTGCTGAAATGCTTTCGCACATTCCGCCTTATGATGTCGGAGAGACTCTGCGGGCTATGTTCGCGTCAAATTTGAATCCCGAGCACGCTTATGAGTTTGTCTTGATTCACTATGATAACAAGCATATTATTGATTATACTGATGTGCTAGGCGAGAATTATAAGGAGCTCGTGCATATCAATACGAAGAACCGAATTACGCTAGAAGAATATGATATTAATATATCGGCTATCCAAGAGCTTTTTAATATGGGTGTAAAATATCCGGCTTATTTCGCAGATATCAATCAGGCCAATACATATATCAACGAGAATAAAAGCTATGGATTGATTATTAAGAAAAAGGTAGATGGAGAGAACTTTTCGCGACTATACAAGATATCCTCAATGTATATTAACTATCGCGAAGAGACTGACCCGTGCCACCCGAATGTATGGATGAATATTCTTAGCGTCTATATGAAAAACAAGCAGAATTATACTATTAAGGATTATATCGTGACATATAACCCGAATATCCAGATTCCGCTTGATAATAACGGGAGACAGATTGACCCTACATATCTTGTACATACGATTATCTCAACTATCAAGGATAGCCTCTACAGCTATTATAAATCAACTACGACATATAATCCAACTTATAAGAGATACAAGATGAATAAGGAGATGGACAAGCAATTTGCGCCAATTATTCAGTATCACTTGGCGCAGCTGAGAAATCTACAAATTACAACATTCAGCAAGAAGCTTATTACAAGCTCAAATATTTATTACTATCTATGCCAATGCAACGATGTCAAAAATATCAAGACGCTTATTCAGTTCTTCGCGTCCAATCCAATCAACGAAATGCAATCCCGGACATCTATGTGTTTCGCAATTATGAATACCTTGATTTCATAGATGTCCCGGAGATGTCTGAGTATCAGGATATCAAAAATATATATATCTTAATAATAATAGATAGATAAGGATATATGTCGGACTATTTTTCCACACAGGGATGGGTGTATATTGCAGTTAGTATTATACTTACTATAATATCTCTTGCGCTGAATGTGTATTTGGAAGGTCCCGGATTATATTTAATAGCGTATTTTGTATATCTGCTTGTCATATTATTGACGGCTTACAATATAACTTGTTTAACAAAAGGAGAATGCTATTTATGGAGTTGGATTGTTACTATACTATCAATAATACCTATGATACTTATGATAATCCTAATAGTATACATCATATTATATGAAAAAAATACAAAGGTATAATTAGTATAATTAGTATAATGCGATATATGTTTTCTTTATTCTTTAGTTTTATGTTTTTTATTTTTTTAAAAATTGATTATATAAGATAAAAATATAATAAACTATATATTAATAGAATGTTTTACAATTATAAGTTTGATTCGGCCGACCCTTCAAATAATCACAGCTTTGATATTCACGATATTGACTTGGCGATTGTCAATGGTATGCGAAGGATTATTATGACGGATATTCCAAACTTGGGAGCAATCGGGGAAAAACTGGAGAAGGAGGAGCCTACTGTTAGTGTCATAACTAATACGGGAGCATTACACGACGAGTTTATTATACATCGCATCGGGCTAATTCCTATCTGTATGACGGCCGACGAAATTGAGAATTACGAGGATAATTCGCTCGTGATTGAATTGAATGTTAATAATACTACGAATAAAAGTATTGATGTGCGAACCACGGATTTCAAGGCGACCTTTAATGATGTAGAAATTACTGAGAAGAAGCTGAGAGAGTTATTTCCGCCAAACAAGGTATCAAAACTTAATATCTTGATTACGAGATTGAGACCTGGCGAACATCTACATTTGAAGGCGAATATTGTCAAAAGAACTGGGCGCGATAATGCATCGTTTAACCCAGTTTCACTATCAAACTTTTCGTATATCCAGGACCCCAAGGAAGCTAAGAAATACGAGAGCTTGCTTGATAAAGAGCGGGCATATTATATGAATGAATACGGCGACCCTACGAAGTTCAAGTTTGACATAGAGCATATTAATGTTAATATGGGGCCCAGATATTTAATCCCGAAATCTCTTATGTGAGGAACAAGAAAACAGTCAATAATATGGCGTGCAAGTTCATAGGCTATATTTGTCCGCATCCTCTCAAATCTACTATGATTATAAGGATAACTCTTGATAATATTACCGACAAATATATGTTTATCGCATTTATGGATAAAGTATGCAAGGAGATTGTCAGTTATTTGGTTGATATTAAGACAAAATGGAATAAATTCGCAATTGATAATAATGTATCATAATTTATATTATTATATATTAAAAGAAAGGGAAAAATAATATGTCAATTAATATCAACGACAACGAGTATATTTTTGAGGAAGAAGAATTGGAGGACATAGAATATCTAGAAATAATGAGTTTAGATGATATTATTAAAGACAATCCTTCATTTATAGCGTTGTCCCGTGAGGAAATAAAGAGCAGTTTATTTGAATTGTTTGCGAATAAGAAGAAGGCCAATAATATAACGAATCTTTTTTACGATATAATAAATGATATAGATGGTAATCGCGGGAAATTGAAAAATTATGATAATTATGTGTTTGATGCCGAAGCCGAAAAGAATGATTATAGCGCGGATATGGCGGATAAGACCGAAGTTGCCAATTTTAATAATTTGAAAAAGAAGACTGTTATAAATCACGATATAGCAAAAGAAAAATATTTTTTTTGCATTAAATACAATAAAGATTCTGAGAAACTGCGATTTAAGCCTGAAGCCAAGATAAATATCACAATAGAACCACGAGACAAGGGATTTCCTATATATTACCCAGTATTCCCAGCAGATGATGTGAATATCCCTATAATATCTGCTTATTACAAAATACCAAAGACTGTTATAAATGATTACCTATACACTAAGATAACATCGCATTTAACGACAACGAAAAATATGAATATGAATATGAATATCAATTATGTATCTTCGGAAAATTGCGAAAATGTCAGCGATTTAATAAAAGGTGTCAGACCGGATATCAGCAATATCATAGAGTATCTCAAAGATAGCTTTGAGCTTGATTATTATAACATAGAGAATGTCTTGAATAAGTTTGGTAAATCCTTGGATTTTATTAATAAGGAGGATTTTGGCATTTTATGCGATTATCTCGCGGATGTTATGGAACAATATAAGGAGCGAAAGAATGTATCAAGACCTGTTAAAATTAAGAAGCCGGATATTATAAATAAGAAGTTAATATTCTTTGATAAATTGAATACTAGCATCCAGCTATTGAACATTACAGAAAAAGTAATAGACTTTTTGGATAAAAATAAGATGAGTTTGGAAGACTATCGCGAGAATAATATAATGACTGACAAAATAAAGCCATTGAAGGATTTGGAGACCTATGCTATAATTGACACTATAAGAACTATGGGTATTGGAAACACCGATGATAACGCAGTTATCTTAGAGATATTCGCGAAATCACATATTTGACTATGATAAGGACGGCAAGCAATATTTAATATCATACCGAGAACACAAAGAAATAAAAGATAGCCACTATCACGATAAGAATGAGGGAATACCTATGATAGAGTTTGAGACTCAGGAAGCTACTGATGATGTGGGTAATGGAGCTGGCGACGCCGACGCCGAAGATATTGGATATATAACTGGATATAATGAGTTAAGTCGTTATGATATAGAGAAATATATAACAAATATTATTTATAAGAATGAGGTGGGATTTGTAGATAGTTTGGAGAATATGTTGAATATCCTGAATAATATTGGTAAATCGGCTAATATTGAGTTTGATTATGATGCATTATGTAGCGAGCTGTTCAAGTATAATCGCAGTATATCAAAGAGACGCGATATGTATATTAAGGCGTTTCAAGATAATGACTTGGAAATAAGCGAAGAGATGCTTAATTATTTGGATAAATTGTCGCCCAAATCTATATTAGCATTAATAAATAATAGAGATAAACCTTTTTCGGATATTGATGATAATGTAGATAATGTTATAGTATCTTATAATAAAATATGGTGCGAGGAGTTTAATGATATGTTTTTAAATGCCCTGGCGTATTGTATAATAAACTTACAAGATAAGATATTGAATGATACGATATTCATAGATGTTGATTATTTGAATGGTAATTTCTTGAGTTATTGGGATAACTGCGGTTCGCCTCTTAATAAAAAAGAGGATCGCGGTGTTATGTCATATATCATAGAGGTTGCCACGGATTATTTGATAAATAATAGTAATAATGAGTTTTTGATAGAAACCGATAATATGTTTAAAAATACTTACAAAGTGATTGAGAAATATTATTCGGAAAATCTGGAGAGAATGAAAAAGAAAGATGATATATGTCGGGAGAAAAAGAAGGAGCAGAAGGGAAAAATAGAAAGAGATAAATTATATGGCTTATATAAAAATAAGGAATGCGGGAAGGAACTCAGCTTATGTAGGGAGCAATATATACAATCTTTGATATATATGCCCGATGTAAATTATGTAAAGATACACAAGTTTTTAAATGGCTGTTGCTTGAAAAAGCTGGATGATAGCTTTAATGAAGATATTGATTTAAAAAATGCAAATCGCCCAGAGTTAATAGGATTTAAGAAAAAATATGCTGAGAAAAAGATGACGAATAAGCCTCGCGATTTGAGATTCATCCCCAAAAAGACTGCTAAGACTAATGCTAATACTAAGGCCGACGCTACAGATGCAGATGATGCGGAAGCCGGAGCAGGAGACGCTGGCGAAGAAATTGTTGAGCGTATATATTTAGAAGATTATATATATGATATGAATAATAATTCTAAGATAGTTAGGAGATGGCTTGAAGCAATGAAGGGAAAGAATAATAGCGTATTTCCTGATAATATTATAGCAGATTTTGAGAATGGCAATATAAAATCTATAAAAAATAGTATAATATCTAATGTTAGTTTATTGACAAAAACCTCAAAGCATTCAGGCGACGAGTTTATTAACAATTTTAATAATGTTAGGAAGACCGGCAAGGGCGGTAAAGGCGGCAAAGAAGTATCTAATGATAAAATAAAATATCTTAATATAATTCGGGCAATTATAAAAACTCTTTATGGACACTTGCGAGCGGAGGATAATAATGAGGAAATCAAAGTATTGCTTACGAATTCTATAAAGGATTTAAGGGATATTATAATAGATTTGAAAGAATTAAATAAAATATATAACGATGATATTGAGAATGAGATAGAATTTATAAATAAATATATAGTTAGCAGGGCATTATGCTGTCCTTTTAATATTGATAATACTTTAAATGGAAAGATAATATCAGATATTATAAGCAGTCAATATATAAAAACAAGCAGGAAAAAATAAAGGCCTTCAATAAAATAACAGTAGAAGAGAATGCTCTAATAAAAGAACTCAAAAAAGCTGGATTTAAACAAGATTTACTTGCAGAGAAAAAAGAGGATGATGAAGAAATCAATAATCTCTTTGATAATGTTATTGAACCTGGCGACAACGGCGATGAAAATAACAACGAGTTCAATGAGTTCAACGAGATATTCAATGATAATGCCGGAGGCGCTGGAGCAGCCGGAGGAGCCGGAGGCGCAGCAAAACAAGAAATAAATGAGGAAAATATGCTTATGACATATGACAGAGAAGATGATGATGAAAATATGGATACAGAAGATATGGGATTTTTATATAATTAAAGGGGGAAACCGCCCCTAACGCGGTATTAGAAAAGGTTAAATGAATTGCTATTTAGAGGCTCGTAAGCTATTTATATTACCTTTATGGTGTAGTAAAAAGAAACTAAGATTTTTTAAAAATTGAAAATTAAAATTTGAGTAGTGGAGCGTATCTCTTGATTTATTTTGTAATTTCTAAAAAACTTTTGAAATTTTTATCATAATAATCAGGTGGCTCATTTATATTATTATATATATATAATTCATTTTTTTGCGAAGGCTTAATGATATCATCGTAAAAGATATTATAGAATATTTTTTTATAAGGTGTTGCGCATAATACAAAATAATTTGGTGTTAAATGTGGGATTGATACAAGTATTTCACTATTCATATTTGTAGGTGCCTCACTTAATCCAATCCGATGGCCGCTATGTTTTAAAAATGGTAATAAATGTACTTTACCCGTAATAAAACTATACAATATTTGTTGATCAGGTTTTACATTTTTTTCAATTGGCAAATTATCTCTAATAATTTCTAAATATGCTGATAATGTTTTTTTTGATTTATCCAAGTATTCACATCGTTCCTTATAATTTTTAAAATTATCATCAGATCTAATTTCGCTTGCAAATACAAATGTTCTATCTGGATCAACTCTAATAAAAACTCTTGGTTCTGTTCCTATTTGCCCTTCTCCGTAAGAACTATTTATTTCTGTTTCTACGGATGTATAATCAATATCTCTTGAATAATAAGGTGCTTTAAAAAAAATATATGGATGTATTCTACTTCTACCAAATTCTATACCATCTATTATACTTCTACCAAATTTTATACCTTCTATTTGAAGTTGTTTTCCTGTTTTTAATCCAAATTCACATAAACTACCCATTTCTTCTGGTTGCGTAAAATGCGTCCATATTATTATTCCTTTTTTAACCTCTGGTTTTAATATACACACTAAATCATCTTTATACATAATATCACTTTCTTTTATTGGTTCTCCTGCTCCACCAATCATTTTTTTATTTTTTCTTGTTTTGTTTTTTTTATTATATTCTTCTTGCGATATTCTTTTTTTTTCACCATTTTTTTTTAATTTGTAAAAATAACCCTTTTTAGTTTTTAAGTATTCAACCATTCTAATATATATATTAGAATAAATCGGCGTTTTAAATGTCCAAAGGTGTAAAAAATAAAAAGGTAATTATATAGGTATTATATATTTTTTTATACATTTTCGCCAGCACCGAATATTTTAGTATCGGCGCCAGTCGCCGTCGTTGTAGTTAAATCGTTTTTTGGCGGGGCTGTTGATATATTAACAAGGGATGCTCCTTGTGCTATCATCTGAGCTTCTTGTGGTAATTGAGCCATTTGCGCTCCTTTTCTGCTTCCACTGAGTCTTTTGGAGACATTAGTATTGCCTATGATGCCATTTAATTGAATGGGTATGTGTCTCTCGGCATCAGTGAAACATTTGGCGACTTCTATTTTATATTTTACAGGTATCTCTTCAAAAGAGCAATCCTGTATTAAATTGTCATATTTTAGTGATAAGATATTGTAGGTTTCTTTTGAGACGCTCCCATCACACGCTTCTATTTCTTGAGACAGAAGCATAAATTGCTGGGATAATTTTTTAAATATTTCAAATTTTTCGCTCGCCTTTATGCTGTTTGTAAGAGACATTATAAGGACGCTTACGGCATTTACGATAATGTTCGGTATCTTGATAGCATTTGCGTCCTCGCTGATACTGTTTATAATACACATAGTTGAACTAGTCAATACGAGAGGTATATTAAAGCAGAACTTGACAAAACTCCAGTGAGAAGATGCCTTAGTACATAATAGTGTCATTGACTCGCATTTATCCAACAATTTATCAATATTATGCATTATTTTTTCGGTTATTCTTAGTTTATCTAATAATATGATATTTTTTTATTTGAATTATTATATTAGAGATAAGCGTATGAATATAGAAGTTAAAACAAACGCCTGGGTTCTTCCAAATAGAGTTGGTTATAACAAAAAAATGTATGATATATTTCATCCTTCAAAATATCACAAAAAAACCGCGGCTAAAGCCTCTTGTGAATGTACAAAAGATTCGTGTGAATTAGATGTATCTAAGGTGTCTCTTTTTCCGCAGCAAAGGATTGTCAAGGATTATATGCAATTTGACAGTCCTTACAGAGGCATCTTGTTATATCACGGTTTAGGATCGGGTAAATCTGCCGCATCAATAGCCGCATCCGAAGGATATATTAATCGTAAAAATGTTATTATTATGACTCCCGCTTCATTATCGCAGAATTATGAGAACGAATTGATGAAGATATCAACTATCGGCTTGAATCTAAAAAAATCATGGACTTGCCTAAAAGTTATTAAAACAAATGCCAAGATGATGGAACAGCTCAAAGGATACGCCATAGATAAGCAAATTGTAAAAAAAGAGGGAACTGTATGGGTTCCTTTATATAAGAAGGATATAGAGGATGCCGAGATAGTTATGGATAATATTAAATACTCTGATATGGCTTCAAACGACAAAGAGGATATCAAAAAGACTATAACGCATATAATAAGGAATAGATATAAGTTTATAAATTACAATGGCATTACTATGAAAATGATAAAAGAAATGGGAGACAATCCTTTTGATAATTCCTTTATAATAGTTGACGAGGTGCACAATTTTATCAGCAGAATAGCAAACGGTTCCAAAATAGCTATGAAAATATACAATAATATTGTTAGCGCCAAAGATGTTAAATTGGTATTATTGTCAGGGACACCTATAATTAATCATCCATACGAAATATCATTTTTAATCAATTTATTACGAGGCCCGA